GCCATTAATGGCTTTGTAAGTAGAAAGAAGCTCATCTGCTGCTTCGTAATCAAAATCCTTATCAGCTTGCACATAGAGTTGGGTTCTTACCTTAGATTTAGCCACCCAATCTTGGAAATCAGAAGATCCTGCAATTTCTTGGAAATCAGGATGATTCTTCTGTAGCAGTGCTGCTGTTTGTTGCATCTTAGTCTGCATCTGAAGCTGTCTTGCTGCAAGAATGTCTGGATGTGTTTCCAGTTTCTTGTTGAGGTAGGTATCTGGATCACTCCAAAAGTCTACTTCTGGTGCTTCTTCTTGTTGCTTAGGCTGTGCATTGGCGAGTTGCTGTTTAAGAATCTCATCAGTGAGCTTTCTCAGCTCTCCAACCTCATTTGCTTGTCTGCCAATTAGCTTTTCAGCTTCTTCGTGCATCTTAGCAATTTCAGCAACCGATTTACCTTTGTACTTCTCAGGAATATCGTCTTTAACTTCTTCAGGTGCTGCAGTTTCTACCTGCTGTGCGTTGTCTGATTCTGTTACGTTGCTAAAGTCTTCTTGAGATTGCGAATCATTCTCATTCAGTTCTTCAATAATAGCCATATATGATCCTTTCCGGCGAATAGCCGAGGAGTTACTTTGACCCTAGTTGTCCTGTGGCGCAGGATTAGGAGTTTTGTTTGCGCTCTTGTTTGAGCTTTTCGGCCCTCATACGAACCCACTTGTCAGCAGCACCGGGAAAGTCCCCTGAACAGCCGTCTAGGTTAATAGTAGGAGCAGAAATCAGTACCCAGTTAGATAGTTCTCCGCATTCGGGGCATACTGGGTTTGGATTCTTTTCTCTGTCAGTGAGTAACTCAAAAATATGAGGATCACTGTCATTAGTGCACATAAAGTGGTGCATGAATCTAGGCATTTAAATCCATCCATGCAGCTTCATAAGTCTTTGCTCGGTCAAGAATAAGGTTTAGAATGTCTAATTGTCCTTTTCTGAACCAAAGCGTCTGTTCGTTTTCAATAGTAGCAAGGTCATCTATAGCTTCATAGAGAGTTTGCTGATCTTCAATGAAATCTCGCCATCCTTTAGTCGAAAACATTGAAAATTGCTCTTCGTAATACTCTTGAAGTTCTTTATCCTGCATGGAGAACCTTTATAACTAATTGATTATAATACTATTATATCAGAAAATCACAAATTTGTCAAGATGTCAAGCAGTTTTTCTTGCCATTTGCATAGCTGCGATGCGCTCATTGGACTTAATATCCTCTTCTTTGAGCATTCTGTCGGCTAGTTTGAGTCTTTGCTCAAATTCACCAGTAGTACGATCATTCAGATTAGTCGAAGCAGCCGTAACAGCCTTCATTTGCAATTCTTGCGGCATCAGTTGCACTTCTACAGCAGCCTTTTGAGCTTCAGCAGTCAGTTTCTTAACCTCAGCATCCGTCTTAGCCATCTTGAGCTGAGCATCTTGCATAGCCAGTTGCTGTTGTTGCTGCTGCATTTGCTGTGCTTCAGGGCTTGGGGCAATAGCTTGTTCAAGTTGCTGTACCAGTTGCTCTCTAAACGAGACATTGCTGTTCTGAATGATAGCCTTCAGGACAATGTTGTAAGCCGGAGATTCTTGCGACATGGTTTGCAGCAGTGCCACAAGCTGTTGTTGCTCGATTTCTCTAGCGACAATACCCAAAGTACCAGTAGGACAGAAGGTAAAGTCTTGAGCAGGGAACATCTCAGGATCAAACTGCATATAACGGTATGCAATCTTGTTGATCAGCGGGATCAGGAAAGTCTCTTGGAAGGTAGTAATGGTACGCTTATGCTTCTTCAGTATAGTACCAAGCATCATCGACACAGCACCAGTCTTAGCACCATCTGGCATACCACCAGAAAACTGCGAAGTATCCATAGTGCCAGTGGCTTGCAGGAACATACGCTCAAATTCCTTAGCCTGAGCAGCGTTAGCAGCATCAGTCTGACCGAACTTCATAGGCATCATAACTTCGTTAGGATTGCCGTTAGTCAGAATAGTCTTACCCGGACGAATGTTATACTGAGCACCACGAGGCATTCTAGTGGCATCAATAGCCATCATCGGAGCAGTGGTCAGAGCAAGGTTATCAAGGTGAGCACGAAGCTGGCCGTCAATGGCTCGCTGCATATTAGCGCCCTTCTCAACGATGCCAACACCCCAGAAACGACCCGGAACGATGTCACAACGGAAAGCCTCAACAGGGCGATCCTTCATCATGTATGGGTTTTCTTCTGCCTTCAGTAGCTGGTTGTCATTAGCAATAACGACAATTGCTTCCACCAGATCATTGAAGTCATCTCCAGCGGAATTTTCAAAGAGATCAACATATTCGCCTTCTTCTTCAGCTTCTTTCTCACCCAAGGCTCTACGCAGGTATTCTCTAGGAACAAGGCCATAGTACTTCAGGATCTTAACTTTGTCTTTCTGATAGTTGCTAGGTTCGTAGAAAGGTTCTAGTTCAGAATCAGATGGAGCAGTTTGAATCTCTACCGGATTGTAGATACCTTTTTCAATACCTTCGGTAATGGTGTGAACAGAGACAAACTTCTCAATGGCGCAACCAAGAGCAGTGTTGACATCATCAGCGTTAGGATCAATCAGGAAATTACGAGGAGTAACAGCTTTAGGTTCGACAACAAACTTAGTGGTCTGCATCACACCAACTGCACCCATCTGAGTACCCGGAATAGGCTGAGTGGCCGGAGCCATAACATCCTTTTCCTTAACAGTCAGTTCAACGATACCAGTACCATACACAGCAGCGAGAAGCTCAACTTCTTGCATAACGTAACGCATCTTGTTCTTCTTGAACTCATACGTCAGATTGTTCTTCATTACTTCAACATCAGTCTTGTCTTTATCAGCCCAATCATCTTCGATGTCAAAGAAGTTACCGCTACCAAACACAGCCTCATCAATCTCAGCAGTGTAAGCCTCAACAGCCTGTAGCGTCATCGGGGAGATGATACGGCTACGCTCAGAGTCACGATTACGGTCTTCTGCGCTATACTGTCCACGCCAGAATCGTTCAAACTGATCCCAATCATCCATGTAGTTGGTGTCACGATAGTCACGCCAATCGTCACAACGAGCAGTAATCCACTCTACCAGCTCAGCGCCGTTGTCCTGTTCTTCAGTCATCTGTTTTTCAAGTTCTGACATTAGTCTTCCTTAGTAGTATCCCCGAAAGGGTCTTTAAAATCAAAATCATCCATTAGTAACCACTCACTGCGTCAAAAGGTTCCCAATTATCTATTTCTACTTCTTCACTAAACATACTGATAGCCATTTGATCAACATAACTGAGAGCATCAATTAAGTCATCATGGATATCTTTAGCACCAAACAGAAGCAGTTCTTCTTTCAGATCATCCCAATCCTCTTCTTCATTGAGGATGATGTTACCGTGTTCAAATCTACCTTGTAGTGCCCAAGTAATTCTGTCAGTCTTCTTCTTATTACCGTGAGTAAGATCTTGCACAGAGAAGAATACATTCTGCTTACGCATCAGTTCCTGCAGATATGGCAGAACAGCATTCTTTAGAGCACCACGTTCAGCACCAACACCAATCGGTTGATACTCTCTTACATTCTTGAGAATACGATTAGCAGTCTCTTCAATATTCCAGCGACCACACTCAATCTTCTTTACGAACCATTTACCATCGTTTGTGACTTTGACCACAGCGATAGCAGTTCTATCAAGCCTTCTCTTAGCTGCGGTATTAGCAGAAGAAACATCAGCAAAGCCAGCCAAGTCAAAAGCAACATAATAACTTCCGTCTGTGGGCTCTTTGCCATACTTTAGCCATTCTTCTTTAAAAATACCAGAACCACTTGTATCAAAGCTAGATTCAAATTCTACCTTAAATGCCCAGCTAGACAGTGTACGCTTAGCAGCTTCAATTTCACTACGATCAATAGTAGGATTATCGTAAGTAGTTAAATGCCAAGATTTCCAGTCAGGATCAGTACCATCTTGTCCTAACTTAAACATATCGTAGAACCAGTTACGACCATCAGGAGTGCTAATAAAGATAGCAGAGCCTTTCAAGTCAGATAAAGCAGGACGAATAATCTTAGTCCATACTTCTTCTTTAATAAATGCAGCTTCGTCAATAACAGCAAACGCACACTTCAAACCACGAAGGCTGTCAGGGTTTTCACCAGAACGAACATGAATCTTGATACCAGTAGTTAAAGTAATATCAAGATTGTTAATGTTACTACCTTTGACCAGATCACCAGCTTGATCTAGTAAAGCATCCCAAGCAATCTGCCTAGCCTGACCAAGGGTAGGAGCTACATACAATACTGCAGAACCTTTAGGAGCCTCTAGAGCGTGTGCTAACAGTTGTTTAATAGCAAAGTTAGACTTACCACAACGTCTACCAGCAGCAATGACTTTAAAGCGATGAGTATCTTGCCAACACTCAATCTGCCAAGGTAGCAAAGTCCAGTTTAACTCAGCCATTGTTACCGCTTCTCCATCCAAAGATGAAGTTCAACCAATCTACTTCAATCCAGAACTCACCTTTAGTGCTGAAAGCTACTGTAGGAATAAGAATTAAGTATTCTTTATCTTTTTCAAAATAGAACATTATTCTACATCCTCAGCATCAATAACCCTACCAGCAGTAACAGTATGATCGGCAGACAAACCGGCAATATTAATCACTACTTTGCCACCAGAGCCAGTACCAGAGCCTTGTTCAGTGAATTGAGTAATCGGCGCTAAACGATCAGCAATCAGCTTCAAAGCAGCCATCTGATCTCTGTCATCATCATCAGTGGCTTTCTGCAGTAACTTGTTAAAGACCTTATCCGCATTAGCAGATATAACTTGATCAAACAGCTTTAAGGCTTCTTTCTTGTGATTGTAGGGCTTTTCAATCACTTCTTTAATTGCAGCCTGATTCTCAGCATAAGTGGGAGCACC